CGGGATCCCGCCGAGTTGCTTCTCGTAGGCCTGGAGGACGTCGACGACCTGGCGGCCGATCGCGACCTTGTCGCCGACGCCGGCGTTCACGGTGATCTGGTAGGTGTTGCCGGTTCTGCCGGCGGTGGCGGTGAGGGCGGTGGAGACACCGGGGATGGCCATGCCGGCGGCGGTGCCGGATGCGGCGATCGCGGCGAGGTCCGCGTTGAGCCCGCCAATCGTGAGCCCGGAGGTGCCGGCGAGGAGGTCTTTGGCGACCTGTGCTCCGGCGACAGGGCCGAGGTCGAGGATCTGAGCGAGGCCCGCCTTGCCGAGCCCGGCCTGGACGAGTTTCTTGACGTAGTTGGCGAACTCTTTCGCGGCGGCGATCTGCGAGGCGAAGATCTCGGTGTAGTTCTTCGTCTTGGTGGCTTGGGCGTCGGTGACCGCTTTCTCGGCGTCGGCGACCTGGCGGAGCGCGGTGTTGTAGGCCTGGACGTCATTGTTCTGGCGGGCCTGGTCGAGGGCGGCGTAGGCGGCGGCGCGATCCTGGAGGGCGGACTTCACCGCGGCTTCACGGTCGGCGGTTTCCTGTGTCGCCTGGGAGAACGCGCCGGCGAGGCTCACCTCGGAGTTGATCTGGTCCCGGATGGAAGCGACGTATTCGCGGATTGCTTTCTTCGCGTTGGCGAGGCTGGTGACGAAGTCGGCGTAGCGACGCTTGCGTTCGTCCTCGCGTTTCTTGGAGGCGTCGTCCGCTTTCTTCTTGGCGGCCTCCTCGGCGGCGATGCGGTTGACTTCCTGGGCGTGGCGGTAGGCGGCCATCCGTTCCTCGTTGCCCATCGCGTCGGTGACGTCCATGATGGACTCCCGGTAGTCGATGTTCGCCGCGATCGCGTTCTTGATTTTCCAGGTGATCGCGGTGATGGCGGCGGCGGCCGCGCCGACCACGAGGAGCCCGACCCCGGTGGATGCCCAGACCGCCAGATTCGAGGCGGCGAGTGCGGCGTTCGCGATGGCGGCGGCTTTCACGGCGACGGTGTGGACGATGACGGCGGTGGTCGCCGCCGCGAACGCGGTCGCCATGAGACCAATACCGATCGCGACCGTTTTCACGAGGGTCGGGTGTTGGGCGAGGGTGTCGACGAAACCCTGGATAACGGGGACCATCTTCTCGACGGTGGGGAGGAGCGCCATCCCGATCTGTTTCTTGAGGGCGTTGACCGAGTTTCCGAGGACGTCGAGGCGGCCCTGGAAGGTTTTCGCGTATTCGGAGGCCGCGCCACCGAAGTTCTCGTTGAGGCGGATGAGTACCTGGTCGAAAGTTGCGCCGTCGGCGATGAGTTTCTTGATCTCGGGGGAGAGTTGCCGGAGGGCGCGGGTGTTGCCTGCGTAGCCTTTCGCGAGGGCCTCGAGGACGGTGGAAACGTCCAGGTGGCGGGCTCGGGCGACATCGAGACCTATGTTGAGGATCTTTTGCGCTTCGTCGGCGTTCCTGGTGGCGACGATGAGGGCCTCGTAGCCGGGGATGAGCGCCGACTTCGAGAACGCGGCGGCGCGTCCCGCGGTCTTGAGGTACTTCTCCTGCTCGTGGACCTGGTCGGTGGTCGCGCCGGTGGTCGCCTTGATGACGCGCTCGAGTTCGGCCATCGCGACCTGTTCCTTCGCGGCGGCTTTGATGGCGGTCGCGGCGAACGCGGCAGAGGCCGCGCCGGCGGCGGCGAACCCGAGAGCCACCTTCTTCTGGAAGTCTGACATCCCGATCGTCGCCTTCGTGAGGGCGTCGCGGAGCGGCTTCGAGTTGCCCGAGATGATGACGGAAACGAAGGAAGCCACGGTCAGAGCCTAGTTCGCGGCGGCTTTGGCGAGGGTGGACGCCGACTCAACGATCGCGGCCTGGGCGAGGTCGCCGCGGAGGCGGTGCTTCGTGATGAGTTCACCCATGCGCTTCTCGTAGAGGGCGACGATCTCGGCGCGGCGACTGTCCGCGGCTTCGTAGATGAACGGGTTCGCCCGGATGCCGCGCATAGGCCATCCGAAGATGATCGGCCCGGCGTAGGGCACGTTCGTTTTGTTGCCGGCGCGGACGATGCCGGCCCGCTGGCGGGCGAACGGGCGGAGGCTTTCGGCGAGTTTCCCGGTGCGGTACGGGGCGGCGGGTCGAGCCTTGTAGACGACGAGTTCGGCGGCGGCTTTGTGGGCCGGTTTCATGTCGTTCTTGGCGTCCTTGCCGAGGGCGTTCAGGCTGTATTGGACTTCCTTGAGGCCGGCGACCTGGATGCGGCCGTAGCGGTCCCCTAGTCGAAATCCGTAGCGGCCAGAGCCTGCCATGCGTCTGCTCCTGTCTTGATGTTCCCTCGGGGCCACAGTAGTTCACACATGGTTGCGAGGATCTCGGGCGGTGTTGCGATGAGGTCCTTCGGTGCGATGTGTGTCTCGACCGCGAGTTTCGCGATTAGCCAGGTGGTCGAGCCGGGTCCGTAGGGTTTGCGGGGTCGGCCTCCAGTTCGATCGAGGCGATGGTGCGGGTCCAGGCGTCGAACTCGAGGTCGGTGTGGCCGTCCTCGTGGAGTGCGTGGTGGGCGGCGAAATAGATGTATTCCTGGAACGGTGAGTCTTTCGAGAAGGCCTCGATCCAGGACATTTTGTAGTGACGCTCGAAGGCGATCTCGGTGGATGGCCAGATCTTGCCGGTCTGGCTCGATCCGTCCCTGTGCGTGACGATGATCGAGAGGGGCATGGCTAACTCTTGACGACCGTCCCGCCGACGAACGTGACCGAGGTCTTCGCGAGATCGCCGACCGCGCCGTTCACCACGGGGGCGGACGGGAGGAAGGCGTTCGAGACCGTGAGAGTCGGGTTCGGTGTACCTGTGGAGAGGCTCTTCACGACGAGGGTGTTCGAGCCGGAACCGACCGCGGACCAGAGAGTGTCGAACACTTTCCCGGCGGCGAGATCCTGGTTCGCCTCGATCGCCACGGACAAATTCTGCAACCCACCCACGAACACGTGGCCTGTAGCGCCCATGCCCGTCGTTTCAATTTGGTCTTTTTCGTAAGTGAAAACGAGATTCGTGACATACGAACTGATGTCGACGGTGTTAATCGTGACGCTCGCGTCGGTGAGTACGAATACGGCCATGAGCCTTACTCCTTGTCTTTCTTGCTGGTGCTGGTGGGTTCGACGATCCCGGCGGCGACGAGAAGTTCGACGTCGGCGGGCGCGGCGATGATGTCGGTCTCCGTCACCACGGACCCGACCGGGCCGAGTGTGGAGTTCTCGACGAGAACCTTGTAGTTAGCCATAGATTTCTACCTCGAACCTGTAGCCGATCATGTCCACCCCGGAGACTACTAGGTCGCGGGGTGTCGCGCCGAGAACTTTGAGGGTCGCGCAGGCCCCGCCGAGGGTCTTGTCGGCCTCGATCGCGGCGTACACCGACGAGGAGCCGGAGGTCGCGACATAGGCGTCGAGGCGGTCCTGGGAGGAACGGTCGCTCATGCGGCCGAGGATGACGAGCACGAAGGCGCGGTACATGGTGAGGCCGTTTTGCATCGCCTCGTGGAACGCGATCTCGAGCGGTTCGACGACGGCCGCCGGCGGGGAGAGGCTGTCGGGGACGTAGTCGAAGACGCGGAGCCCGGTGATCGTGTCGAGGGCGGTGCCGAGCCCTGTGCGGACCCCGGTCGGGGTCATGCGAAGAACTCTCGCCGGTAGGCGCGGCAGATGGCGGCGATGTCACGGCCGAGGGGGCTCATGCGTATCGCGCCGAGTTCGGAGAGGCCGAGGACGCCGCCGATCGAGTCGCGCCGCTTGTAGAGGTCGGCGGAGAGGATGTAGGTCGCCTCGACGATGTCATCGGGGATGGTGGGCCATCCCCATTTGGCGGTGACCTGGACCTGGGGCCAGTAGTTGACGGGGAGGGAGAACGCGGTCGGGCCGACGATGGTGATGGTGGTGTAGGGCCGACCGAGGGCAAGGGCGTTCGTCGGTTCGACGATGTAGTCCTGGTTCAGGGTGAAGGTCGTTTCGTAGGTGCCGCCCGAGTTCGGGTCGGTCTTGACGACAAGGTCGGTGGTGGTCCCGAAGTCGTCGGTCTGGACGCGGAGGTTCCCGACGGGCCGGTAGGTGCGGGCCGTCGCGACCGAGTCGAGGTAGAAGCGGCGGTTCGCGATGCGGTCGATGGACCGGGACGCCGACTCGATGATCTTCTCGAGGATGACGTCGTCGACCGAGTCGTCGATCTTCAGGTAGGTCTTGAGGTTCGCGAGGGTGACGTAGCCGTTCGTGACGGTCATTTCTTGGGCCTCCTCGCGGGCTTGGCGGTGTTGGGAGCCTCCGCCTCCTCGGGAGCCTCTACGGGCTTCCTAGAGGCCCTGGAGGGCGTTCTGCGAGTGCTCGCCGACCCGGTGGGCACAGTCTCGGCGCTCGTGGACGTCGAGCCACCGAGCCGGCGGAGCGCTTCGCGGACCTGGTCGGCGCGGTCGGCGAGACCCCGGCGGACGTATCCGGCGAGTTCTG